CTATCTGGATACTTTTCGTAGTATGCTTCTTCAAAACCTTTCATTATGTAACTAATGTCTTCGCCCTGATACGTGTTCCATAATCTTTTGAAATAACTGTTTGCGCTATCAAGCACTACTTTCTCTGACGCTAAATGTCCTTTGACTTGCCAGAAGAGTCTATGTGCTTCCTTGTGAGTCAACGTATTGTTCCGCACTAGGAAATATTTTTGATATCACTTTTGCACATTCCATTGCCAGATCCATGTGCTCCTTTTGTGTTCCGTTTGCAGATCTTAGTTCTATATAGTGAATCCAAGATCTCAACGTACCGTTTACATATAAACGACTCACCGTGTTACCCTCTGGCAGAATTGCACGTGCTTGTTCTTTTGCTATACCCTTTTCTATCGCCTCGTTATAAATCCTTTTGACATGATCTATCACAAAGTTCTGTTGCTGATACCACCATGACTTCAGTTCTGCATCATCAGTCTCTATACTATTCTGTCTATTCTTTTCATCCTGAAGTCTTACTTCTCTCAAAACAAAATCATCATCAAGAGAATTTATATTTGCATATCTCTGAGAAAACTCTTGAAAAGAAAATGACCTATGCCTCAACAATTGTCTTGCAATATCACGAGTAGTGGTAATCTCTAGGCAAGCACTGACCATCTCAAATGGTGACCAGTGTTTGTGTTTGGCAAGGTAACGTAAAAGTTTTTCGGACGTTTTAGAGTTATTTTGATTCGATGGATTGGAAACACGGGCGCAATACGCAACGAGTTCCTGTATGTCATTACCGACATGTAAATTCTCCCCTGTCTGTGAGTATGATACTAATCTTGCTATCATCTAACTGTAAGTCCCTCTAATATTTCCCAAGTTTGTTTCCAGTCTTTGACCTCATAGGTAAATCCATGCGGTCTGTTTTTTATCTTATCACCAAGAGGTGCATCATTACCACCGCTTTTCATTTTATCACCAAAGAAATGAACTGCATACCAATCCAAGTCTTCCATGATTTGACCTTTGTTTTTTCCTCTAGGAAAAATATCTAATCCAGTCTCGCCACCAATGACTGCTTCTATTTGTGGGAACTCTTCTTCAAACTCAATAGCAATCCTCTCTCTTTCCTTACAACCTTTATCCCATTTGACATAGTCTTTTCTTTCTTCTAGTGTGCAGTTTCTACCGATAATAGAAAAGTTACAGCAACCTATCCTGTGATCAAAGTGTGCTCCAGTTTTTATATGAAATAAACTTTTGGTAAGTTCGTTTCTCAACCACGACTCTGCTTTCCAAGGGAGTTTCCAGTTGTCTTTGTGTATTTCTCTCATGCCCTCGAAAACATGATTACCGCTACAATTGTAAACTCTATCTACAAGACCATAAAGATCTGCACCTATTTGTTCTATAGTCTTGATCTTATCAGAACCTGTCACTAAGTATATAAAGTTTCTCTCGCAGAATCTTTTGAACCAATGTTTGAACTTGGCATCCATCTTCTGTCTACTGGGTGTCAATGTTCCGTCAATATCAAAAACGTATAGACTACCTTCCCTCATATGTTTTGGATATTGTATCATGGTATGTATCCAAGGCACCAGTTCTCTGCCGCATCTTCGGCATAGTGTACGCTATGCACAACGCCATCAGATACCATTTTGCGTGTCTCTTTCAGTTCATTGTCTTCCCAGAACTCTACTTCATAAAAGTATTCTAATCTGTATATGTGTGCTTCTCTGTTACGATAATTTTCATAACCCATATGTTTAGTTGTTAGCATCCGCATTAGATATTCCAGTCCTTAAACTTTGACATTTTTTCAGTAGACTCTGATTTGTCAAACACTGGAGTATCATCTGTCAGTGTCTGTTGATTAGGATCTACATCAAACAATCTCATTTTACTACGATCAACACCAACAACAAATCGTTTGTTTTGTGTTGGATCATTATATCTATTCTTCAATTGCTTTACCATTATCTGACCTAGGTTGTTAAGTTCCTCTGTCGAGATAAGAGCAAACATCAAGTCGGCAGTCGAGGGTAGTCCAAAAGACTCGGACGTATCTTCCAACCCAACATCCGAGTTAGAATAACCAGAACGAGTCGTTTGTGTTGCAGAGAAGATCGGTACGTCAAACTCCACTGCAAGACCACGTAACTCTTCAGCAATTGCTTTAATGTAGGTGTATGAATTGATTGCACCGCCCATTCCTTTCATTCTACTTGACGCACAGATATTTAGATAGTCTATAAAAATAATGTCTGGTTCAAATTGTCTCTTCAGTTTCAGTTCACCTAGCAATGCGCGGAAGTGTCCTGAGTGTGCAGATCCAGTAGGATATTCTTTGATGATCAACTGTCCAGAAGTTTTAGATGATATTGCTTTGACTTTCTCTGTGAACAAAGTCTTGGGCATTGACTCCAACTGATCTATTGGAACGTTGAGTAGGTTTGCGTCAATACGTTCTGCAATTCTTTCTTCTGCCATTTCCATCGTAATATACAATACATTCTTACCATCAGTCAATGCACTAGATGCAACGTGACACATGAACAAACTCTTACCAACACCAGTACCTGCCAGTGCAATGTTCAGAGTTTTGTTTGGCACACCACCCTTAGTGATAGCATTGAACATTTCAAGATCAAACGGCATCTTTTCTTCTTGCTTGTTATAGAAGTCCCAACGTTCTTCGACATTGTCAATATAGTCGTGACCAACATTTACATCGAAAGCAACTCCGAGTGCTTTCTGCAATAGATCTGGTAATGCTCCCTTACTCAGAGTATCGTGCTTACCCTCAATAACATTGACAGATTCTACAATCGCAATCTCTAGTGCTCTACCTTGACACCACTTCTCAGTCTGATCGACTAACCATTCAGTGTCTACTTTTTCTTCCTTGTACAACTTATCAAACGCATCTTGCATCACAGAAAAGTTCTGTTCAGTCATGTTTGACTCAAGCATGAATGCTTCTTTAGTTGGACTTCTATTATATTCTTCTACGTACTTTTTAAATGTAGTGTATAGTTTTCTATACAATCCTTCAAAATATTCATCCTTGACGAAGGGTAATACTTTACGCATGTAACCATCGTCAAGGATCATATTTCTGAAGATAACTTGCTCAATACCAATCAAGTTATTACTCCTCAGATGTTAGGGGTTCCCAGTTTTCTTCATCGGGGTGTTTACCTACGATGCCACTGTTATCCGTTATTGATTGCTCTATGATCTTTTGTAAGATATCTCCTGCTACCTCTTGGAGTAAAGCATTATCAACCGACAAGGTTGAGTCGGGTGTTGACTCAATAAAAAAGTTGAAAGACATAACGCCCTCTTCTCTTTCATTGAAAGCAATCTGTCCATAACGAATGACTGTTTCGTTGAAGTGACCTTTTAGTATTCGCACACACCAGTATTGATCATTACCTTCTGCAGGTATCAACTGGTATGTGTCGTTTTCTTTATGCTCCATCTTCATTATCAGTCTGGTTAGCATTAGTCCGACCAATACTGAACTTCTGTTGGACAAACTGTTTAAAGTCAGTACTTTCGAAAATCGGCAACCAGAAAGACTCTTCCATGGTTTCTGTTTTTCTGACTTTGGGGTGTACGACATCTCTATCAGTTCGATCAACAACACTATACCACCCACTAGAAGGAGAGCAGATATAACCACCTGCGATAGCGACATCGAGGAGACCGCTATAAGGAGCGATGCCGCCATCCCAAGTAACACTGATAGGTATTTTAGACTGTTCTTTGACATAACGAGACTTCTCCACTTTCAATACAAAATTATATCCCTCAATTTCAGTCCCCTTCTTCTCCTGTTGTCTACCAACAATGTATATATTATCAGATGAATAATACAGACCAGTACCACCACCGACAACATCTTTCGGAAATAGTCCAATCTCTTTATACGTATGGTTTACAGCAACAATAGGAATGTTCAATTCCTTGAGATAAGGAGTTATCATTCTACCCAAACCTTTGAGTGCTTTGGCACGAGACATGTCAGCAACTGACTTCTCATTCATGGCATCCTCTAATTCTTTCTTAGATGCCAAGTTGCCGATAGAGTCAATAATGATAATGACTTTATCTTTTCTTTCTAGACCTTCTAGTTGTGATATGATATCAAACTTTAGATCCTCAACATTTTTGATTGGTGTATGTAGTACACGACTGGTGTCCACACCGTACTGTTCAAAGTATGATTGTGGAGAACCAAACTCAGAATCGTAAAACAAACATACAGAATCTGGATACTTATCAAGATATGATCTTGCCAATACTAATGCAAACGATGTCTTGAAGTGTTTACTAGGACCTGCTAACATCGTTAGACCAGGTGTGAGACCACCATCAATATCACCAGACAGTGCCACGTTTAGCATTGGAATATCTGTGGATACCATTTCCACATCTTGGAAGTAAATAGATTCTGATAGAATAGCAGTATTATCAAGTTTGCTATTCTTCTTTAACTTATCCATTATTGACATATTCTTCTCCTATGTCTCACATTATACCACATAATAAAAAGGTTGTAAAGTCTAATCTTTTTTCTGCCAAGCAATTTCCTCTTCTAGGTTTTTGACTCTTGTTTTTAGATCTTCTACTGTGCTTCGAAGATCTTCTTCCATGTTTGCTTGCTTATTCATTTTCAACATGGATTCGTAATATCGTTCTTGTTGTTCCATTTATCCACCCTCTTTCTCTGTTACTCTTTTGCGTAAATCAGATGATGAGAATCTATGTTCTCTTTTGTTGAAGTAAAGTTGAATGCCTAACTTACGGCACTCATCCTTGCCAGTAAAATCCTTGTCACGATATTCTTCTCCAAGGATTCTAAGGTTTATTGGATACATCTGTATGATGTCCAACAAATCACATTCGTACTGATACACCAGTATCTCGTCTACATATTTGACTGCAGACAATTGCGAATATCTTTCTACAATAGATTGGACTGGAGAGTTCTTCTCTGGTCTATCTAATGAAGGATCTATCTGTAGCGCACAGATAAGATAATCACACTGCGACTTTGCTTCTCTCAGCATTGCAATGTGACCTGCATGTAGCAAGTCAAATGTAGACGCAGTGAGTCCAGTGATCATTAGAAACCTTCACCGTCTCGCATGTAGTATTGATGATACAGTGCTTCTCCACCTTTGACTGTTCGTATATACAATTCTTCTTCTGTTATTCCATGATATTCTGCAACACTTTTTGCCAAGTCTGAAATTGTATTTCTATCACCTAACCAAGCGGTGGCAATATTTTCTTGTTCGTTTTCAGTTAACATTGTAATATCCCTTATACCAAGTTATGAATTTTTCAACACCCTCTTCAATAGGTGTCTCTGCTTTGTATCCCAATGCTTGTAACTTAGTCGTGTCTGACCAAGTTGCCTGAGTATCTGCAGGATGCTTCGGGACAAAATTCTTTTGTGCTTTTCTTTGTAGTTGAAACTCAATGTTCTCTACAAACTCCATGAGAGGAACCTGTCTACCATTACCTATGTTATAAACATCTTTTACTGTTTCTGACTTGAGTGCCAAGTCTGTAACTATGTTTACACCGTTGACTATGTCACCGACATAAGTAAAGTCTCTGATCATATCCCCATTATTGAATAGATCAATAGGTTCGTTCTTGATAATCTTATTGGTGAAATCAAAGAGTGCCATGTCTGGTCTACCCCACTCACCATATACTGTGAAGAAACGTAATCCAATGGTAGTCGGTATTGCACTTGCTATGAACTGAGATTCGTTACACAACTTTGTGTATCCATATGGATTGAGAGGATACCCGACTTTCTCGTCTTCCTTCCATGGTAACTCATTACCTGCCATAACACAAGACGTGGAAGCAAATACAACTTTGTCTATGTCGTACTTCTTGCAGGACTCGATTAGATTATGTGTACCGACAACATTATTCTGAATATAATCATCTGGACAATCCATAGAGTTTCTTACACCTGCGTATGCGGCAAGGTGTATGATAACATCTGGGTATCTTTTCTTCATCCACAGATCAAGTTCTTTTCTATCTTTGAGATCTACATTCTGCGTTTCTATTCCACAGTTTGCCCTGAGATTTTCTGATCTGTTTGCTTTTAGTATAGGATCATAGTAATCATTATAACTATCGAATCCGCATACTTCATGACCTTCATCGTGAAGTTTTTTTGCTAGATGGAAACCAATGAATCCACCCATACCAGTAATACCAATTGTTGCCATTTATATCTCCGACTTTAAATATAGTATATCACATTTTGTTATTAATGTAAACAACATTTTGTTCTTTTTCTCTATCGTCTAAGTTATAATTAGAACGATACTTATTGTTCTCCTTGATGATTAGATCAAGTAGTGAGAAGTCACCTTCAGCAAATCTAGAGAATGCATTTGTATCTTTTGGAAAGCAAGCACCACCGTATCCTTTCCTGCCATCAGATCCTGGCACTTGTACATGACTGCTACCTATGCGTTGATCTGTTATCATGGCATTGATTACAGTGTTGTACCTTACGTTGTATTTATCACAGATATCTGAAAATTGATTGAACCACAATACCTTTGATGCTAAAAAAGAATTTATTCCATATTTGACAAACGATGCTTCTGCAGGTGTCATGTAATAAGATCTGGTTGTTCTATCCTTACATCTACTATGATCGAGGTAGAATGTATGCAACCATTTACAGTAGGACTTGTCTCCACCAAATATGTGCATGGGTGGATTTACAAAATCATCTAGGGCATTTTGTTCTGTGAGGAACTCAGGGTTGTAAACAACTCTATCGTTGTCCTCATGTAATTTAGTTACTATGTCTGGAGTCACTGTAGACTTGATAGCAATGACACAGTTCTTTGGTTTGAGTTGACCGACAACTTCTTCTACGATGGACGAGTCTATCTCTCCATCAGATCCAAATGGAGTTGGAACACAAACAAAGGCAACATCTATCTTTACATCTTTGATAGTGTCAATGCCTTTGTTGTATATTGGATCTATGATATATGTGTTTACTTCGTTTGTGTTGAATCCGTATTCTACTGCCTTACCAACATATCCATGACCTACTATGGCAATATTCCACTTATCCATCAGCATCCTCTCCGACATAAAAACAACTCAGTGCTTGATTGTTGCTTGTTATCAATACTGACGCTTCCTTCAAAGATACCTGACATTCCTTGTCTGTGTCATATGTACCTATGTGATAATAATCCACTTCTTGATTTGCTTCAAGTGCTAACCATACTAGAACCCACATTCAAATATTCCTTTACTCTGTTCTCTGGCGTACATATTATATTTACTATAGGATCATTGAACCCTGCGATTGCAATAACCTCTACCGCGATTGTTGGATAATTTTCTTTGGTAGTTACATACTCAAAGCAAGCATCTTCGTGTTCGAACTCTTGCATTGGTATTGTGAAAGGTTCACCCTTCGTTAGTAAAACTAATATCAACCACTTCATCTTTTAGTACTTTCTCAATTACATCTTCGCGCACACAATTTACTGCCTCTATGGGCATAGGTTCTCCATACTCAAGTATGAGTTTCTGCAGGATTGCATCCCTAGATTGAAATA